AGCGACTTGGGATCGGGCAGCACCGCCTTGAGGAACTGGATCGGGACGATCTCGACGCCGTTGTAGATGATCGGGTCGATACGCGCCATGCCGATGTTCTGGATAACGCGCAGGTGCGTGAGGTATTCCTGGCCGAAGGTCATCCAGAAACGTGCACGCCTAATGGTCGGATAGTTCTTGACCAGCGACTCGAGCTCCTCGTGGTAGATCACATACGACTCGCGCTCGCCGATACCGGGGTAATTGAGCGTACGGTGTATCTCATGCGGCTCGGTGGTAACCCACTCGCCGTTCTCGAAATAACGCCCTTTCTGCGTCACCTCGCGGATGTTGATCTCGGGGTTGAAGTTCGTGGCGAAAGCCATGCCGTGGTTGCCCGCGTTGCAATCCACGATGTCGAGGTAGTGGATCTCGTCGAAATGGTGCTTGGCGGCATAGGCCGTGAAGATGGCTGTCACGCCGGGGTCGAAACCGCAGCCGAGGATCGCCGTGAGCCCGGCGGCCTTGAAACGATCCTGGTAGGCCCACTGCCACGAATATTCGAAATGAGCCTCGTCCTTGGGTTCGTAGTTGGCCGTGTCAAGGTAATTGCAGCCGCATTCGAGGCAGGCGTCCATGATGGTCAGATCCTGGTAAGGAAGCGCCACGTTGACGACGATGTCGGGTTTGAAGGCGCGGAACAGCTCGCAGAGCTCCGGCACATTGTCGGCGTCGACCTGGGCGGTCTTCACGCGGTTGCCGCCGATGGCCGCCGCAACGGCATCGCATTTGGATTTGGTTCGGCTGGCCAGCATCACGTCCGAAAAGACGGGATTGGCTGCGATTTTCTGGGTGACGACCGTCCCGACACCTCCGGCACCGATAATTAGCGCTCTACACATAGATTGTGGATTTAAAGTTTATTTTTTCGTATTAACGAGTACAAAAATATCGTTTTATTTTGGTAAAACAAAAATATTCTATACATTTGCACCACCAAAACGGAAAGTAATTTCCGATTGGCACACGGAGATTCCGTAGCTCAGCTGGTAGAGCACAACACTTTTAATGTTGGGGTCCTGGGTTCGAGCCCCAGCGGGATCACGAAAAAGAGGGGTCAACACCTCGGTCTGAGATAGCGCGGTTGTTATACATTTATACAATCGCGCTATCTTTCAAGAAGATACAAGCAAATCACATCTTATTTTGCAGAGGTTTAATTTTTGTTAAACCGGCCCGTAGTGACGACTTATTCCGTCCTATTCTGACATTCGCGGTACAAAATGCGTTACACGGACAAAATTCTGCGTTACAATGAAACAGACGAAGGAGGCGGTACGCTTTGTCTACGACAGGCGTAAGAAAGCCACACCGACCAATCCCTCACGGATCGAGTTGGAAATCTACTTCTCCCGCAACTCGCGGAAAATTATCCCTACGGACATTATGCTGCTGCCCTACCAATGGCAGAAAGGGAAAATCGTAAACCACCCCGCGGCACACCAACTGTCGGTACAGTTGGAGAAGATGCGCGACGAGTATGAACGGTTGTTGCTGCGTATGGAGGCAAACGGGGAACCGGTCGACCTCCCGTCTCTCAACGCCCGATTGCAAGATGCCGGCCTTGGCGGTAATTCGTTCTTGGATTATTTGTATGAACGCATAACGACGCAGACCATGCAAGAATCGACCCGCAGGCGCAAACTTGTCGTGTACAACGCACTGAAACGGTTCGGCCGCATCCGGTCGTTCGCCTCCGTAACAGCAGAGAATATCAGCAGGTTCGATATATTCCTACGCGATGGCGATCCCGAAATATTCGATGAAGCGGGAAACAAAACCACAGTACGCACCCAAGTAACCCTACACAATTACCACAAAGGGCTGAAACCTTACATCCTGGAGGCATTACGATTAGGATACATTAAAGAAAATCCCTACAACAAATTCAAAGACGTACGAGGACAATCGAAAGAGCGCAAACCGCTGACCGCAGCGGAAGTCAACAAAATCATGGAGGCCACCCTGCCGCCGAAACTCAGCGACGTACGCGACCTGTTCGTATTCAGCGCCCACACCGGCCTTGCATATTCGGACATGGCGCGCTTTAACTACGAAACGGACGTTGTTTTTAAAGACGAATTCCCCTATATCGACGGCGAACGCCTCAAAACCGGCTCTGCCTTTTTTACACCCATATTACCGCCTGCGATGGACGTATTAAAGCGTCACAGGTACAAATTACCGATTATCTCTAACCAGAAGTACAACGACTACCTCCACGTCATCGAAGCGCAATTAGGCATAGGAAAATCCCTCACCTCGCACCTTGCGCGTCACACATTCGCCACGATTGCGCTGAATAAAGGCGTACCGATCGAAGTCCTTGCGCGGATGCTCGGGCACAAGAACATCGCAATAACGCAGATATACGCGAAGATTCTAACGACATCCATAGAACGATATGCCGCCATATTGCGATAGAAAACGCCCCGGATTTCTCCGGGGCGCACCGTTGATCGTTAACCTGTGATAATTAAACAAACCGAACGGATTCTATTTCTTTGGCGAATTCCTTGATCTTCTCCTCGATCTTGCGGGCGGTCTTTTCGCTCGGCTTCCGGAAGCCGCTGATATAGTGCCCGAGCTGCTTCTGGTTGACCCCCGTGATGCGCTCCAGCCCTGCAAGCGTAAAGGCATAGGCGTAGTATTGCAGGAACGACGGAACGTCGTACTTGAATTCGAACTCCAGTTGCGGACACTCCTTTCCCTCGGCCTTATACATCGCCTGCATTTCCCCGTAGGAGTTATAAAAGTCCGCAATCGTATCGGCCACGGTCTTTCCCTGTCCCAGGAGCCCGAACGGGACGCTTTTTATAAACTCCATATTCGCATCGAATGTGCCGTCGGCACCGCGCTCGATTATAACCTGAACTTTCATAATAAAATAAGATGATTTATAAGGTCTTATTGTTTCGGCAGGCGCCGGGGTCAGAACTTGACCCCGGACTGCTCGCTAATGCTTTTCAGTGTGCCGGCCTTCGCCTCTTCGCTCTTGTGCCGGGGCAGTAGGAACCGGCGGTCGGTGATGGGACTGTACCACCAGTCGTGGTTCGTGCCGTGAGAAACGAACCGGCAACCGGCCTTTCTCAATTTCTTTTCTACTTCCGAGTACTTCATTTTTCGGGCCTTGTTTAATTATCACAACACAAAGATAGTATTTTTACTATCATTCTCCAAATATTCCAGCAATTATTTTTCGTGCGGCCTCAAAAAAGGCATCCCCGGAATTTCCGGGGATGTCTTCACAGTCAATTCCATTTTCTCCATAGCGTCACACCTACGGTTCCCTGGAGATAGAAACCGTCGCATCGGGGTGTCCATCCGCCTTCGGCCGTGAAACTCAACCGGCCGCGGGTATGTCGCAAGCGTCCGCCGATCCACACCAGGGCATCGTCCCGGGCATACAGCGCACCCGCGGCGGCCTCCAGCTCCCAGCGCGGGAACCGCTGCACGTCCCGCACCCGCTCCACCTCCTTCATCAGCGGCCGGATCGTGGGTGAAATAGCCAGCAGGCGGTTGCGGCCGACCGAGGCATCCACCAGGAACATCCCGGTGGAATCGCTCGAAAAATCGAAGTGGTAGTCCCGCGTGCGCAGGTAGTCGGCAATGATTGCGGACGTATCGGCCGGAGCGGGAATTCGTACCGTATCGGGCGGGTCGTGCACCGCCACCGGCCACGGGTCGCGGATGGTGACCGTCAACGGGGGCAGCGGTTTCAGGCGTACGGTTACGCTGTCCCTCACAACCACCGACGCGGCGCCCCGGCGGTATCCCCAGCCGAAGAGCAGCGCCCCGGCCGCAAGGGCGGCGAGCAGGTAGAGGAGCAGGCGTTTCATGCCTTTACGAACAAATCCCACCCGGCCTGCACGTCGAGCATCTTGGCCTCGACGCCATTCTCTACGAACGACATCGCCGCAACGATGGGAACCATCACGTCGCGGTTGGTCGTGGTGATCCGGCTGTCGGCGGGCACCCCCGATCTTTCCGCCACGGTGCGGACATAGACGTCCGTGTGGTTCTCCTCCGACGGGGCCCAGCGGCCGATCATCTTGCGGATCGTGTCCAGCCCGTAGTTACGCTGGTAGTTGTTCAACAGCTTGAAGGCAGCCCGATAGCCGTATGCTACCGTCGTAAACTGCGCAAAACGCTTGTCTTTCGACGGTACGACCTCGCCCTGCCAGGGATTGCCGCCCCGTGTCTTCTCGATGTTAAGCGGATTATTGTTCCGCAGCCCGCGTGGTGTCATTGCGCGATGTGTTTAGTGTACAGGATATGCCCGACCCATCCGGCCATAGCACAAACAACCCCCACGAGGATGTAACGCGGGAATACGATTCCGAGCACTACGGCCACGGCCGCAACGATGCTCCATACGATCCATTTCTTTTTCATTTGTCCTTTTGTTTTTGTTCGTAGTTTTCCGAATATCGCTATTGGTTTGCCTTCCGCTTTTCTTCGACCTTATCGGAGCAGGATTTACATTTCGCGGCCAGCCGCTTCTGGTTGCCCCGCAATACCGGGCATTCGTTATTGTGCCCCTCCTTGAGGAATTTACACTCTACCGAGCGGCTGACGATCTCCTTGAGGTATTCACGGTCGGCTTCTTTTTCGTCAAAACGAGTTTCAAGTTTCGCATAGCGGACTTCCAACTCCTTGTAACGGCGTTCGTTGCGTTCGTCGTCCTGTTTCATCTTGTCGATAACCTCCTGCGAATAGCGCATGGTGGTCTGCAACGTCTTGTCGAACGCATCGCTTATCTTGCTCACCATATCCGCCGAATCGGAGCCTTTCTGTTCCCGTGTCCGGGCAAAACGGTCGATAAGCAGGTAACCCACACCCCCGGCACCGAATATCGCCGTCATCCATTGCAGCCAGGTATCCATGCCCTATCCGTTTTGAAAGTCCATAACCGTTTCTTCGGCGGCCAGCTCTTCGGCACGCCGGGCCCTCAGCTCCGCAAGGGTTTTTTCGTTCGCGTTGTACTCCGCGTTGGCCGCTTCGTACTCCTCATAATCCAGAGGATAGGTAGCCCGGAAGTCAAGGCCGGACTTGCTGCATTTGGCCGCCCTGTCGTCGGATTTGGCCATGACCGCCCGTAATTCGAGCTGCCGCGATTCGAGGATGTTGATTTGCTGTTGTGTTTCCATATCTCTATATCTCTGTTACAGGCCGCACGTGGTAGGTAGAGTACTTGGGGTTGCCTACAATAGTTCCGGAACTACCACCATAACAAAAAACTGCGCTGGCTGTGGCTTCGCAGGAGGTGAACGGGAAAAATCCGGATGCGTAAAGAGGCATCCCGTCCACACGCAACAATGTTCTGTTAATTGAATCATGCTCTGCATCCGAAGCCGTCAATGCACGATCACGCATTAGCATATACACCTCTTCCGACGACGGCAGCCACCATGCACCCGCCTCCAGCCCCGTCGTCATCCCTTCCACGGTGATGCCGTAGTCGAGAGCGGCCGCAGCGGCCGGGTAGCGGTACTGTGTCTTACCATAAATGTCCTCGAAGGTAAGCCGCCCGATCAGGTGCGTGTTGGTCTTGCCATCCTGCAACATCGTCCCGAACGCCGTAGGATATTGTACCATGTGCTCGGCGAACAGGTAGTCCTTGTAGGTGGGATACACGGCAACCAGATCGGGATTGTCGGCCTCGGTAAACACGCTTTCGCGGATAATATCACTACTTCCCGGTTTAACACTCGTTGAAGTGCTGCCGTTTGCAGTGTAGTATTCTAAAAACAGCTCGTAATTGCATCCGCAACGATCTATATTTACACCGTTCCTGCGACGGGCGTATTCTCGAGGCCCGGGAATAAGTAGCCCAGTTAAAGTGGTCTGGTAATCCACATCCACGGCCCGATGGGTCAGCGTGCAGCCTGTCGCCCGGATCATTTTGTAGCCATTTATATCCGACCATGAATTGCATGACATGATAACAGCGGATAGTGAATCAACGGCGACTGCCTTCCAGCCATAGGTGTTTTCTATTGTACTGTTCGCGTTGATCTGCGCGGCAATATCCCCAAGCGTTGCCCCGGCGGCATAGGCAAATGTAAATTCAACCTTGTTGATTGTAAGCGTGAAGCTCCCGCCGGCAGAAAGGCTGAATTCCGAAAGCTTCACTTCGTATTCATATGCCCATCGAGCGCGGCCGCTGCCATTATATAAAGCATTTTCGAGCGACACGATCAGCACCCGCCCGCCCTGCCGGGCATAGACCACTGCCACGGGGACAAGCTGCGGCGGCAACTGCTCTGCAACAAGCGTCGCACCCTTGACGAAGCGGATAGTTCCCGTGGTCTTGTCGAAGACCGCAAGGTCGCCCACCCCGGCGGCAGGCTTATCCACCACCACGTTCACGCCGTCGTAGATGGGCGCCCCGTCGTCCTCGATGTATGATACCGCCGACTGCGTGCCCTTGCGGTTCTTGTCGGCCGTGTAACCCGCCTTGTCGGCGTATTTGTTGACTTGTGACATGTTGTATGTAGTTTAAGCGTTCTTCCAGTCCGACACCGCACCGTTACCTACGGAGTGGTAGACCGCGTTGTTCTTCGTATCGACATAGAACTGTCCCGCGCGGTCGGGGGCTTTCGCCGGCGCGCCCTCGCCCGTGACGACGAGGTTGTTGTCGCCCCACACGCCCAGTTTTTTCACCTGCAATTCCGGGATCAGCACTTTGCCCGAGAGCATTTCCACGAGCAGCCTTTCGAGGTGCGTCACGCGCTCTTCGAGCATGCAGTCCGAGTGCGCGATAACCGAAATTTCGTTGAACGAAGCATCCGACCACGGCGTGAGCTTGTGCCTGGACAAGAAGTCGGCATCGGTGATCTCCGCCCCCGTGGTATAGTAGGTGTTGCCCAGCAGCGTGACGTCGATCTGCGTGAAGGGAACGCCGCCCGCCACATCGGGCATGTAGAGCGCTTTGGTTCCGTCGAGCGACAGCAGGCGGCAGCCGATGATCTCGACGGCCATATTTTTCGCCGCAGCATCGGTGCTTGCGTGGATGGTGGCCGCGCCCGTCGAAGTGCCTACGTGCGTGTCGCTGACGCACTCGCAGCCGTCTAACCGAATGGTCTGGTTGTCGGCAAGCCCCGCGCCGACGGGTGAATGGCACGTGCTGAAGAGTTTGCAGTTCCGTACCGTCGTGAAATATCGCTCAGAGGCGGCAAAGACCGAATCGATATGTATGCAGTAGCAGGCTTGGTGCCCGCCGGCGCTGGCGTCCGTATAACTCTCGTCGTTCAGGCAGTTGACGGTCATGTTGGCGATGGTGCATTCGCCGCCCGCCTCGATGATCTTGGCGCGGTTCACGGAGTTGTTCTCATACGAGACGATGACGCCGTCGCGGCTCTCGCCGATAAGCGATATGCGGTTCGCCCCCTTGTTGATGATCGCATACGGGTAATCCATCGTCACATTCTTCGGAGCCTCGTGATCGTAAAGGCCGTTGCGGATAAACACCGTAACCGCGTTGTTCACGACATCGAAGACGTCCCTTGCGAAGTCGCACGCCTGCGCGACCGAAAAGAAATGCCCCGTCCCGCCCTCGTCCACGGTGAAGGAGTCCGTGTCGAAGTTTTTCAGCGTGGCGCGGCTCTCGGCGTCGCACCATGCGTCATAGTTGTTGAGCGTGACGATCAAATCCTCGATGGTGACCTTTTGGCCGATATTGGTGGCTGCGGGTATGCTGATACCCACATTCAGCCGTCCCGCTACCGACGCCGCGTTGCCGCGGTAGTAGATTTCGTAGGTGCGGTCTGCCTTGAGGACGAACCATCGGCCCCGCTGATCGAGATTGTCCGAATAGGTGATGATCCGCAAAGAGCACTCTTTGTCCACGCGCAGCTTCATGCGCACGAAAATAAAGTCCGAAGCTGCGACCGGGATGCGGCTGGTCAGGGAGAAGTTAGACGTAACGCCTGACTGCGTAGGCGTAACGACCATGCTCCGATCCGTGATGTCCGAGCCCGTATTATTATAATAGCTCTTCGTAAAGTCCTTGAGGATGTAGGCTACGTGGTCTTTGTAGCCCAGCTCCGCATCCAGCGTCGTGCCGTCTCCCATCAGCACGGCCGACGCCGAGGTCTGCGGGTCGAACGCCTTGCCCTCGGCGTTAGTAAGCACATAGGCGCCGGAGGCGGTCTCGTCCCCCTGCATCACGTTCTGCGGCCGCAGAGCCCGCCGCATGGCTTCGTCGGTCTGCTCCCCGGTGGTTTGTAATTGGTAAGTTGCCATTTCTCTGTGTTCGGTTTTAGGGTTGCACTGTGTAAATTTACCGCTTAGTTTGTGGAACATCGGCGATCAGGGTTCCTGCGAGACCTCGACATCGTAGGTCACGTCCTCACTCGATTCGACGTTGCGGTACCGCATCGAGATCGTCCCCTGGCGCAAGTCACCCGTCTCGTTCTTCGAGACGGCGAAGGCTCGTCCCTCGCCCACCGCCACCGTGCCCGGGATGTCCCCGGTGATGGTGCACCATTCCGGCGCCGAAAGCAGCTCCAGGTCGACGTTGCCCGTATTGCGGAGCGTCCCCAGGTGTGCCGTATACGTCCACGGGGATGGCGGATCGAGCGTAATGCCCGGCGAGTAGTTGTAATAGAGCACCACGTCCGTGTCGTAGGTGTACGCCTCCTTGCCCGCCGGGACGGCGATCTGCTGCATATGCATGCGCGAGCCCTCGGCCTGCGCCATAATCAGGAGCGTAAAGCCCTGCGTGGTCGCATTGTCGAAAGTCTCGTGCACGCCGCCCGTGAATTGCAGGTTTTCGTCGCTCCCGTCCGGCTTCACATACTGGATTATCACGACCGCATCCTCCACCGCCGCGCCCTGCTCGTTCCTGACCGCGAAGTCCAGGTGCAGGGAACGAGAGCCCGGGTAGAGCGTGACAGTCTTGCGGATCGTGACGGCCTCCGAGCCGGCCGCCACGGGCACCTCCTCCACAGCGGTATTGTAGTCCGCGGCCGTGACGGTGATGCGCGACGTAAAGGCCTTCACCGAGCAGTCCGAATGTCCTCTATCGTCGAGGATGCTGCTGTTCGTGGCCAGCATCGTGTTGGTCTTGCCCGAGCTTTGCAGGTACGTGCAAGTGATCTCTTCGGCGACGACCGCCGAGCCTCCCGCGTCCTGCACGCGCACTTCGGCGGAGATCATACGCGACGAGCGCAGGGGAACGACCCCGGTGTAGGTGTAGTCCGAGCTGCCCGAAGGGATAAACCCCTGAATCCAGCCATCGTTGTAGCCGGACTTCGAGGCCGTGACCGTGACGCTCGATCCGCTCGTGGGGATGTCGGCGATGGTATCGTCCACCGCCGAGGTATTCGTATATTCGCGCGTCACGGTTTGGCCCGCCGCGTTCTTTGTCGTGACGGTGACCTTATCGGCCGCGAGGGGGCTGCCGTCCGCGTCCTCGATAGACAGCACGACGTGCAGGTTCCGCCCAGGCGCAGGTTCCGAAGGGGTCAGGGTCAACGTCTCCGTCACGGAGTACTCCTCAGTGCCGGCGGGGATGTTCACCTGCTTCTTGCCACTCGTATACCCGGCCTTGGTCGCGGCGAGCCCCAGGGTCATATATTCCGTGGACGCTTCCAGCGTGACGTCGACAGCGTCCGTGTCGGCCCAGCGTTCCAGTTTGCTCGCGCCCGACGGAAGGATATACGAGGCCGTAACCTCGTCGGCCGCAAGCGGCGCGCCCTCATTGTCCGTCACCATGAGGTGAAGTTTCAACGGGCGGCGCGGCACGGCGCTATTCAGCGTGGCGGTCTTGGTGACCCGGGCGCTCCCGGCACCCGCGGCAAGGGTGACGGATTCGCTCCACGGCTCGTAGCCCTCGGCCTCCACCCTGAGCGACATGGCGAAGCGGCCGGTCGTGACGTCCGTAAGCGTGGCGGTGACCTTCGAGCCCGACCCGGCGTAGGTCGCCCGACTGCCGTCGGGCTTGGTGTACTCCGCCTCCACGGACTGCGCAGCGACCGGGGCACCCTGCGCGTCCGTGATCGTAAGGTCGAGGTACACGGTGCGGCTTCCGGGGGCAGCGGCTTCCAGCACGGCGTCGTCCGTATAGGAATACGCAGCATCGCCTTCGGGGACGGAGACCGTATGCTCATAGGGTTCATAGCCCTCGCACGCTGCGGCGACGCCCAGCGTGAACGCATCCGTCGTGACGTCCGCAAGCGTGGTCTGAATACGTCCGTTTTTGCTGGAGTAGTAAGTCTCTTCGCCGTCCGACCGCGTATACACCACGACGGCCTCGGCATCGGAGAGAAGCCGCCCGCCCTGGTCGGTGACCGAGAAGTCGAGGCGCAGGGAACGCCCCGCATTGCTCAGGCGCACCTCTCCTTCGTACGAATAATCCTCCTCGCCCGCGGGGATGTCGACGCTTTGGTCGTACTCCTTGAAACCCGGCTCCGAGACCGTGACACGAAGCGGGAACGAGAGCACCGTGGCCGCGTCGATAAGCGTGTCGATGACGTCGAAGCCCCGGTAACTGTTCCGCCCCGTGCTGCCGTCGGGCCGCGTCCAGTAGATGTCCGTCGCGGCAGCCGTGACAGGGCTGCCCGAAGGATTCAGGATCGACAGGCGGACGCGAACCTTGCGCGAGGCAAGCGCCGTACCCTCCTGGTGCACGGCGACCGTGCGCCGACCAAGGCAACCATACGCATCCGGCCCGAACTCGGCGGACGCGGTTCGCTCGTAATCCGTGGCCGGAGCTGTAAGCGTAATACCCCGCGACCCAGCAAACGATACTCCCAGCCAGTCCGCACCTCCGTACTGCTTGATCGGAAACAGCCCCGGATGCACCCCGATGCTCCGCGAGCCCCCGATGACGGGCAACTCGACTGACGTGGGAGACAGAACGAAATCTGACTTGCGGATCAGGCGAAGCGTGAGGTCGTAGCCCGACTTTACCGACGTCGGAAAGTGTGTCAGGTCAACAAACGTTTCACCCTCGAAATAGGGTTCGAACTCGGCAGGCACAGCCAGCGTGCGGCCGAATGAATCGAGCAGCGTCCGCCCTTGCGAATCGAGGAGCACAAGGGGTTCGTCCGCCTTCATACTGACCCGTATTTTCGTTCCGGCATAGACATCCTCCCAATCCTCCGGCGCTTCATTGAGGCTCCATACGACGGCGCCCTTCTCGTCCGTGTGCAGGCTCACCAGGTCATCATCGCCGTGGCTTATGATGATTCGCACGCCGGGGAGCATGACCCCGGACACCGCGTCGACCACCTTCACACGGAACTGCACCGATGCTTCGGGCATTTCGATCAGTCCCACGTTATCGTCGAACGACACATAGGACAGGTAACTGCCGTCGGCCTCGTATGCCACCACACAGAGATAGGGGCCGCAGACAATCACGTCGCTATCTGCGCCTATCGGCATCTTGCACTGCACTTTGCTTCTCGCATCGTAAGCCGACAGATAGAAGTTGCCGCCGCTGTTGACCTTCACGGCCGCAATCGCGCTGTTGCAATCGGCCGCGACGACCTGCCCCATCCCATCGTCGAGAGCGAACAGGGATTCGCTGAATTTCAATTCTCCGCCGACCCGGCGGCGCACACTCACGGCCGGCCGTGCCGTAGCGGGATCGCGTACTACGACCAGAGAATCGGAGACGGCCAGCATTTCGACCGGCGCGGCAGTCATGGGATTATACTCATCGTCTATTGCCGGCAAGACGTCTGCGGGATGCAGCTCGTAGTTGTGCCAATAGGTATTGGTCGCTGTCCGCAGGACGTACCCGTTGGACATAAGCATCATATCGGTGACGGAAATGTCGAACACATCCTGCGATTCGAGTTCCAGGCCATCCGTAAATACAGTTATCGTCGTCTTCCCGGCCTCAGCAACGGCGTCGTATGAAACCCACACTTTGAGGGAGGCATCATAAAGGGCGGTATCATAATTCAGGACGTGTGCCGTATTGACGTCCAAATGGGAGAGAACTTCGCCGACATTATCCAGCGCATAGAGGTCTGTGTCTCCCAGCTGCAAGACGACAGAGTTAAACCCTTTGCGGATGTTTAGTTTTTCAGATTGGTACGATAGTTCCGTTGTAACACCGGTCTCCGTATCGAACAGTTCGACACCATAACGCGCAATTCCCGTTCGCAAAAACAGCGTACCATGCAAAGCCGCAAATACATGTCCACTGTTCGTAAACGTTCGGACATGCGTTAATTCAAGAGGTTTTAACACTTTCCCTGTGTTAATTAATTCCCGTATCTGGGTTTTGTATACCTGACGGGATGCAATCAATTCCCACGAATTGACATAGTAAATTGCCTTGGTGAACATCCAATCGCGGAACAGGGAATTCAAGTCAACTGCAAACGGGCATCGCAATTCACCCCCGCCCAACTGTCGACCGACATTCGCCCGCAAGCGCCTGATATCATCTGCAAGCATATCCATAATAAATCCGCGTTCGGTTCGGGATACCCATGAAACGACTGGCGCACCTGTCGAATCTATCAAAACATTCGGCAGCACAGCCTCGGCATTGGCATTATACCCGCCGTCACGAATAGGCACATCCCAGCTGCACTTGTCAGAATTCAGCGACGAAACGGGTATTTTCGCGGAATAGGGGTCTGCGCTATTTTCACCGAGACTTGCATCGACGCTAATATTTGAGATTATTACGTGAGTAAACCCATAAGCACCGGGTGTCTCGATGCTGGCAGGAACCATTACCAAACGTAAATATAGCTGGTAATCTTCATTACGGTAATCATCGGGGAAGGTTGTTATCGTAGTTTTAGAAGCAAAACTTTTTAATTTGCTAAATGCCGTATATGGATATAAATAGCTGCCCTTTCCGGAAGAAGCGTCTACTGAATAATTGTATTCGAATTCATCGGTAAGCTCCATCCAAGAACCGGACGATTCATTCCATTTATACGAATGCGACTTAGATTTTAGCAGGACGGCAATTTCTCCGACAACACGATCTACTGTAACAAGGTTGTATAAGTTAAAAGAGAACTCTATATTGATGGAATTAACGGGCGTTATCTCAAAGGGTATTTTTAATGAAATATGACTGAGACCCGACCCGTAAACGATAATACGATGGCCGATAGACAGGAAACCTGCAATATTTTGCCGATCCACCCAATTGTTGCCATTATAATACTCTTCAAGGCTGAGATTACGGTCTGCGGAAGGCGTATTGACCTCTGCGTATTTATATGGCGCCAGCAGATTCAGGTCGTTCGAAGTATTCGCATTGCAGTTTTCATACCACATGTCATGCAGCACGGGCCGGTTCTTGGTCTTGAAAAACGCCGACGGTCTCACTCGCCCACGCAACGACATGATCCGGCGGACGTGAAACGCACCGTCCGCTTGGAATACCTGCCCTCCGAAAGATTGCACACATATTTCCAACGCGTTTAACCACGTCGGATCGTCGTACATGCTATATATACGTGCACGGTCGATATATACGGATTTCAGCGACGGCATTGTAGAATCGTCTGATTCCAGGTTGAGCCATTCGCAGACCGGCAAATCAAGCTCCAGCCCCTGTATCACCTCCTGCAACAGATCATACACCGAGGTTATACCTGCGTACTTAACCCCCTTCGCGTCTCGGAACGGCATCGCACCGAGTAGCGATAATCCATCGGTCGCAGAAAGCGTAACTACATACGGCGGACGCGCGAATTCCTCCTTGTAACTGTTGGCCGCAAGGAATCCACGCCACAGTATCGCCTTGGAGGGATTCGCAGGATCGTCATTTTGGTATTGATATATCGTGATGCGGTATTTGCGCGGGTCTGTCGTGAAAAGCGACAGGTACCCCATATCATCGACGCAGAGAATTTTCAAAGTCAGAGAACATCCCTTTATTGCCGTATATTCCGGATCATCCGCTCCGCCCTGCTTGAGGGTGAACACATCGTCGTGCGGGCGCATCATGGCGGCATTCGCTTCGCTTGTGTTGGTGTTGTCCCGCTCCGCGATCTCGATACGGTAAAGCAACCGGTCGCGCATCTTCGACCGATAATCGCAATAGTATTTCAGTCCGTACGTTGCCATTACACCCCTGCGTTTACATACCCTATTTTTACATCTTCACGACGTATGGACAGCAACAGGTCGGAACCGCTCACACGGAACTGTCCGCCGACAAATTCGAGCGATTGGCGCCCGAACCCGTATTGCCTCAGTTTCGACAACGGCGCAATCACCTCGGGGTCACTGCCCGCTCCGCGGTTATCACCGACAAGAGCCATAGTAGGCCCGTAAGCAAGGCCGCCGTTTGCCAGGGCGATACCTTTGCTTGCGTTGCTCTTGAAGGCACTGATCATTGCCGTACCTGCGGCTATCGCAGCAGCACCTACAACCAATCCGACCCACGGTGTAGCCCATATACTGTTTAATGCAACTTTTATGGATTCAATCACCTCGGATGTCGCAATAAGCTGTTTTCCCAATGACACTAAAAATTGCCCGACGGCACGCCCAAACCCGGCAGCAAGATCATCGAAGGCTCCATCCCCGGACAGAATATTGCCCAAACCCTCCCCAAAAGCAAAAGCGAGGTCTTGTACAAGGTTATTCAACATGGCGCCATAATCCATAATTGCCCCTTGTACCGTATTTTTCATATTCCCCAAGTTCTGCCTGAACTTCTCGGCAGCCGCTTCCCAGTCGGCAGCGGGCGGATTGATTGCGTTCGGATCGAATTGCAGCGGCGTGATCGGCTTGTCCATTAAACCGTTCCGGTTCTTGACGATACTCCCCAGCTGCCCGGTGTTTTGCAGACCCTCCAACTTCAACCTGGTTTGCTCCAGTTCTTTATTGAGGTTGGCAATCTCGTAGGTATTTGTAGCTTTCTTCTTCGCATCTTCCAGTTGGCTGATCTTTTCCTGCAACTGGCCGATCAGACCGATCGTTTTCTCGATCTTAACGTTCCCAGTTTTGCCGTCGTCATCATTTTCATCAGCGATTGTGCCCGATCCAGATTCAGCTTGACTTCCCCACTTCAACATCAAGTCGGAAACCGCCTTATCTGCCTTGGCTTTTTCAACTTGCAGGCGTTTTAGGAGATAATCGACAATATTCCATTCCGCACCGTTGATATGATCTGTAACCTTGTTTATGATCCCGCGAGTTTCAGCGTCGATTTCAGCCCCTTCCATAACGACAGGGCGTATTTTTGCAAGTGCATACGCAGCCATATCCACGCCGCTGGACGTTTTTTGCCCCTTGAGACGTTTCTCAAAAGTCTCTTTTATCGCATCATAAGTCCTGGACTGTTGCTTTGCATAAATATCAGCCGTCGATTGTAGGGCTGCGTCCATTGCACGAGCCCGAGCGGCCCGCTCGGCCCCTTGCGTGACAGCCCTATACGCCGCTGCAACGTCGTTTAGTGCGGTTTCCTCATCCCCAAGTTTCGAAAGATAAGTGCCGTATTTGTCCAAAATAGTCTGTTTGGCATCGGCATACTCCTGAGTGCCTTTAGTCGCTGCCTCAAGCCGCCCGAATAGCTGGTCTATTTCGTATCGTTCCGCCGCGATTTTCGTCTCCGTCTCCGAGGTAATCCTGTTTAATTCCCGCTGCGCATCGGCAGCATCCACCGCCCCCTGTCTCCACGCGACAAGCGCCCCGAACAATGCAGTGGCAGTCGCTACGATAATGCCTACCGGGCCGAATGCCACGGATAGCGCGGGTTTTATAAGCGGTAGCATCTTGAGGATGGCACCCAGCGCTATCGACAGCGGGCCAATAGCAGCAACCAATCCTCCGACTGCCACAATCGCCGTTTTTGTTCCGGACGGAAGTTCCTGCAACCATGTCTCGGCCTTCTGGAACCAGCCTACGATCTCCCTCACGACCGGCATCAAGACCATGCCTATTTCCTCGCCGAGGTCACCCAGGGAGTTCTTCAACTGCTGCAACGGGCCGAGGCCTGTGCGTGCGACCGTCTCGGCGAACCCCTTGTAATTGTCCAATGCGAACTGCACGGCCGCACCGTTTTTCAGTTCCTCGGCGGTAAACTGTTTCAGCGCCGGAATGCTTTCCCCCAATTCGCCGGTCAGCCCGCCGTAGGTTTTCGCCAGGTTCTTGACGGCGCTGTCGAGCGTCATGCCCGTTGCGGCAGAGAGTTGTGCCGACGCCTCGATCGTATCGTTGATCTGCTGTTCGGTCAGGCCGAGCGAAGCCAGGAATGCCTGCTGGCCGATAATCACTTCATCGCCGAAGATCGACCGGGACTGTAATTCCCCGGCCTGTTTTATCAATCGCTTCTGCACGCTTTCACGCCCTTTCAGTGCCGTTAGCAACCGTTGCTCGGCCTGCATCTGCACATCGGCCAGGTGCACGGAAGCACCGGCCGCAGCCGTGAGCGGCGCGGTGAAATAAAGCGACATGGATTTACCGAAGCCCTGCAGGTCTTTACTCAGTCCCGCCAGTTGCTTCTTCACCTCGCCGCTCATGGCCTTAAAGCCGTATGTGTCGGCTCCCAATTTAATCAGGAGTTCCGCGATTTTTTTTGCCATGCTTCAAATCCGTTTGCGATCTCCAATGCTTCCCGTTCCATCCGCTCGATGTCCCTCTTCGACAACTTGCCCGTTTTCCTCCGTGTCCGGGGCTTTTCGTCCCACGGGAAAGGCAATGCCTCGCCCGGGCCCTGCCCCTTGTAGTCCCGCATCGCCGACGACACCACGTAGCTACCCCACCGCTGCACCTCCATTGCCGTACGGTATTCGCTTTCCAGACGGCGAATATATCCCTGCTCTGCCGCATCGAACTCGTCGAGCGTCATGTCGTCGAACTCCGACGGGGCCAGCCCCATCATCCCGACACCCACGGCATAGAGCGAGCGGTAGGATATTTCCCGGGGGTTCTCCTTGCGGCGGCTTACTCGCCGGGCTTTGCGGTCGCCGCCGTCGGAAAAACCTTTTGCCCGGAGCCTATCGACGCGCGGAACAACGCGACAAGCTGTGGCAGCAGCGTTTCGTCCTCGTCGATCATATCCACCACGTCGTCCTCGGAGTAGTGCCGGGGTTGTCCCGATTTACGGGCGCCGTCGGTCATGGCCACCGCCGATACGGACACGATCAGCCCGATCATGTCGCCGACGTTCATGTCCGGCATCTGGAATTGCTTCACCATCTTATCGAGGCTCATCCCGAGGGCGTTGGCCGTCGTCGCCAGCGTGCGAATGCCGAAATTCAGCGGATAGGTTTCACCCTTCGTTGTTATCTGTTGCAACATAGTTTTTAGGAATATACGGGCGGAAGGCTCCGCCCGTAAGTTATTGTTGTTTCGTCCGCATTACTCCATCGGCGTCAACCCGTAGCCTTTGAAAGAGGCCTTGTAGGTTGCTTTCTCCGAGACGGTTTCGCTGACTTCGAACGTCTCCACGACGCACTTGGTCGTATATTTCTTGGCCGTCGTGCCGGGCAGTGCCAGCTCGACCACGACATCGACCGCCTGCCCGCTGATCGCCTGTGCGATCATGTCGGGCGTATCGAGGTTGTCACCCTCTTCCGACGCCTCCCGCACGCAGACGATGCCGTCGGCCGAGGCCGAGAACGCCAGGTTTTTCAATTCGAACTCCTTGCCTTTGGTGTCCTTGGTTTCCCACTCCTCGAACTCGGGCGAGATCGTGAAGGTGTGCGTTTGTGCGTGGTAGACGCTCTTGTTGGCGCATAACATCGTGAGGCTGCGCCCGTTTCCTGTTTTCATGTTATAAGATTTTAAATGTCATGTCATAGGTGGATATTCTGTCCTGATCGAAGAACACATACTCGCGCCCCTGGTAGAAGAAAACATGCTCCCCGGATTCCCGCATATCCAACGCCGAGACAACAGCGTCGGCCAACCGTGCGGCCTCGGCCTTCGTCGACGCGGCGACCGATACCACCGTGGTCGTCACAGCTCCGGCATCCCCATCCTTCGAAGGGGTCGGTTCGCAACTCTCGGAATAGTGGATAAACGGCGGCTGCACGGCACTCGGCACCACCTCGGGATAAATCTTTTCCTTGGGCAGCACCGCCGACAGCATGTCGACCATTATCTCGGTTGGGATCATAGTTTTACAAAATTCTTGTTTGCAAAATTCTCGACCGCCGCCGCCATCTCTTTACCGAAATCGTCGACGGTAGAACCGGTCGCGCTGTTGAACGCCTGCATCATGAAGGGGTTCGGCGACAAGCCCCGCGCCGAGCGGGTGAATACCTTTTCACCGTGCGAGCCGGTGAACACCAACACACGGGAACCTTTCGCCCCCTTTGCCCGCTTGCGGGTCAGGGCGCGCGGATAACGATCCTTCGTCCCATCGTGCACGAACCGCGCATAAAAGGCGTTTACCTTACCGTTCTTCGAGACGTCGAACACCGGGGCAATAGCCATCGGCACCACGGTCGGCACGCGGTCTTTCTTCAACGATACGACCCGGATCGACTTGCGAAGCCGCCCGGTTCGCTTCGGCGCCCGGTTCCGGGCGGCCAGCACCATAGGGCGGGCCGATTTGCGCAACACCTGCCGCACGATGCGCTTCTGCATCTGCTCGGCGAGCTGCACGAAAACCTGTACGGCTTCCTTGTACCCTTCGATCTTAATATCCGGCATTGTTGTCAATATCGGTTTTGGTGATAAGTATATGTGTCGTTTTCCGGAATCCTTCTTCGTAGACGGCCTCGATAGGGCGACGTTCCCCGTCGACCTCGACGAGCATGTCGGGAGTGATCCCCTTGTTGTACGGCACCGAAAATACGACGCTGTTCTCATGGACGATGCGCGAGGCATACAGGTTGGCACGGCCGCCGTTCTCGGTTTTTGTCGCCCAGAAATGACGCCACGGCGTCGGATCGCCCACCAGCTCGCCGGTGCTATCCTGCCGAACCGCGGGTTTCAGCAGCAGAATTTTAATCTTGCCAGCCATAGGGCGCCATGCGGTAGGGGTTCAACAATCTTTCGACGGTGAGGGGAAGCGCTCCGATGGTGCGGCCGATGATCGCGTCGCCGTCAGCCTCGGCCAACGTTCCCGCCCGAAGCTGCACGGCAGCCTCGATGTTTCCCGGCAGGACGATCCCGCCGGCATCCAGGGGCTCGCGCGTCACGGCATCCTCGTAGTCGCTGTACCCGCATACGGTTTCGATCAGTACGCGGTTGCGCTTGCGGCGCGACGACAATTCAGGGATGCGGAAAAACTCGACAGACGTACTGTGTTCCGACGCGACCAGTTCGTAATTCCCGCTGTCGAGTGTCTGCAAAACGTCGTCGGCATCGTAATACCGTATCGAGGCCACGGACAGAACCGGAGCGGTCGGAATATCCACCAGCGACGCCAATGCGGCCAGGCCGAACGTCACGACGCTGCGCACGATGATCCTGTTGGTGTACTGCTCGGCAATATCGAACGCCGCATACAGGTTGCGGATCGCATTGTCGTACAATTCACCGTCCTCGGGCACCACCCGCATCTGCTCGGCGGCGATCCGCTCGATCAGGTGGCGCGGATACTCCTTTTGCTTCCGGTTCTTTGTCATGGCCGTCCCCTGTTATGCCGAAGCGAGTGCGAGTACCTTGATCGGGTGCGTGCCCGCATCGTTCAGCTTGCCGTCCGCAAGGATGTGCCCCATGATACCGATCATGTTCTCGTCGGCGTACTTCTCGTAGAATACGGTCATACGCACGCCGTCCACCATACGCAGGTGGTAGGCCTTCGGGTCGCCGAAGGCAATGACCTTCGCCTCGGCCGTACCGATCTGCGGCATGTCGTTGTTGATGACCACGGGATGGCCGAGGATGTGGGTGATGGCCCCGGTGTTTACGTCCTTGAGGAAGATCGGCGATCCGTCCGTGGTCTTGATCTTCGCAATGTTCAGCAGCGTGTTGCGCGACATGATCCACGAATCCGCATAGGCGCCGTCTACGCTGGCGACCATATCGACGAGTTCGTCGTAGGTCACGGCGTCCTTGCTGGCGGTCGTCACCCCGGTAGGTGCGCTGCTCAGCAGTGCCGTAATGTCGTCGGTACCCGTTCCGCTGATCGTCGCAAGTTTGTTCAAGCCGCGGCGGATGCACTGCGCGATCGCCTCGACGACGACGGCCTCCACATCGACGCCCGACGTCTTGAGCAGGTTGACGTGGATTTTCTGAATCTTGGTGTTGTAGTCGTAGGCCTTGATCTCCGTGCCGCCGAACTTGTTCGACGAATCGTCGGACGTCTTGCTACCCTCTTTCACGCGCACCAGCTCGTCACCCGTAGCGTCGTAGGTCGGCAGGACGTAGGAATCGCTCGTTTGGGTAATGACGAAATCTACCGCATTGAGGAAGGTGCCGGTGCTCTTGAGCGCCATCGTCACCTTGCTCATCACCAACTTCGGCACGACGATCTGGTTGTTCGACGCACCGAGGAACAGGCCGTCGCGCACCTCCTGTGTCAGGTCGTTGCGGGTCTTGCGTCCCGACAACACATCGAGGAAGGCTGCACGCAGCTCTTCGTTGCGCTTCTCGGCACGGGTCTCTTCGGTATCGGCACCCTTGCCCAATGCGGTCGACACGGGGCGGGCCAGCTCGGCCGCACGCTGCTCGTCGGCTTCGAGGCGTGCGATGCGTTCCGACAGGGCGTCGTACTGCGTCCGGTATTCGTTGTACTGCGCCTGCTCCTCGGCCGTGAATGCCGTGTCGCTCCGCTGCTCGGCGGTCTGCACGATCTCGTGCATCTTTTCGTGGAGCGCCGACCGCTCCTCTTTCAATTCTTTAATGCTTTTCATAGTTTTGAAGGTGTTAAAAGTTTTCGAGTTCGGAAGCCAGGAAATCGCGGGCCCGTACGACTTCGAGGCTTTTATGCGCCGTCCGGGTTGCCTCCGTGCGAAGTTCGTCGACGGCATCCCGTTCCGCTACGGCGGACGTGTTATCGTATTTCCCGACAATGACGATCGACAGATCGTACAACTTTGCGATTCGTTTTACGACGCGCTGGTCGTACTGCTGCGAAGCGTTCGCGGTTTTCCATGACCAGCTGTCCTCGGCCACGACGAACGCGAAACTGCACTCGTTGATGTCGCCGCGGCGCACCAGCTCCAGGATGTCGTTGCCGCGCGTCGTCGTCGGGGCCTCGAAGGAGAATTTGACACCTACGGCGTCGATCTCGATGCTCAGTGTCCCCGCCCCGTCGCGGTAACGTGCGAGCACATCCACGCAGTCGGTACCATGATCCGTGCACATGCGTACATCGGACATATCGCATCCGTCGAACGCCTGTGGGTCGATCATTTCGACCCATTCCCCCCAGAAGGGTTTAGACCATTCGTTGAAACGGACTGCGTAACCGCTGATCCGCCGCGAGGGTTCCTCACCCTCGCCCCGCTGCTCGACACACAAGTCCGTGACGGGCACCGAGCGCCGCAGCAGCCGATTGATTGCTTTTTCGTTATTCTGTTTCATTGTTTTGAGATTTTCCGGTCACGGGCTCCATATTCGCCTGGTGGTAGAACTGGTCGCCGCCCTCGTATCCGTCCATGTCCTCGCTGGCCCGGATTTCGTTCGGGTTCATCGCCCCGATATAGAACATTTCCTTGTAGAAGGCTGTCCGCGCTGCTGTGTCGGCCCGCAGCAAACCCTTTGCGTCGATGTCGATATAGGTGCGTCCCTTCTCATCCTCGCGCAGCAGTTTGTCGTTGAACTCGGCCTCGGTGTTGACGATCCAGGGCCGCAACGTGAGGTTATACAGTTCGAGGTTCTGTTGCTCGTTGTTGTTGTACGTCGAATGGCTTTGGTTGCCGACCATGTGGGGCGGGACACGGAATATCGCCGCGATCTCGTCCACGGATTGCAGGCGCGTGGCGATGAACTGTGCGTCCTCGGGCGGGATGGTGATAGCCGTATAGTCCAAACCATCCTCCAGCAGCAGCGGTTTTCCGGCATTTTTCGCACCGAAATACTGCTCTGCGAGTTGTCTCCGCAAGCGTTCATACGCTTCGTCGCTCAGTGTCTTGTCTTTTTTAAACACCCCGGTCGTCCGGCATCCGTTCTTATAGAACGAGCGGGCGAAGTCGAGCGAGTTGCCCGAGGTTTCGAGCAGGTCGGCGTGCTGGCGGATCGGCGACAGTCCCAACAGCCCGTTCATCGACAACCCTTTCAGGTGGATAACGTCACGGCTCGGAATCTTCGCCTCATTGCCGGCTATGGTGTAGTAGATGTCGTCATCGCCTTCCCACAGCGACACGTTCCACGGCAGCACGAAATCGAGCCGCGTCGGCCGTTGCATCGCATCCCGTGCGGTAATGAAGGCGTAGGCATTCCCCCGAAGGCACACCGAAGTCATCATCGCCCGCCGGAATATCACCCCGTTCATCTTCGGGTTCGGCTTCATCAGCAGCCGGGCGACCGGATGGTCGTACAATACACGACGGCCGCTATCGGTTCGCTCCTTGACATGCAGCGGCAGCGTGGACATAGCACCCGACAGCAGGTCGACGCACGACCAAACCGTCGATATTTTCAATGCGAAGTCCGTATCTACGTTGGCATCGCCCCCCATCGTGTTAAACATCCGGCGTTCGTAAAAGACCGGAATCCCGAAGCGGAGCGCGGCGCGCGCGATTATGTTTCTGACAATTCCCATGTACGGCGTTTTTGCTATACAAAGGTTCGGAAACAATTTTCGGAAAAAAGGTTAATGCCGTTAACTTTCGCAGGTTAACGGCATTAACTTTTTAACAAATCGGCCTCCTAACGCCGTCTGCGAGGGGTGCCCGAGCGGCGTTTGCCCCACTGGCTGTACGAACTTTTGAAACTTTCGTAGCCTTTGAAGCGGCGGCGCCCTACGATCTCGGCATATTGCCGCTCGGTCGCTTCGTATGCCTGCTCGTTCGTTTCGTAATACGCCAGGAGGAGGATATAACGGTCATAGAATCCCGCCGGGGTGGAGATAAAACGCGAGGTGTTGGCGTCGAGCCGTGTGGTTGCTGGATTGGTTGGTTCTTTCATAGTCGTATATTTTGATTAATCGAATGTTCTCAAGCCGCGGCTTTCGTACACGGACGGAGTTTCCGGATCGCGCAGTGCGCTCATGTATTCACCATGCGCCATGATCGCGGCGACGATGCCGTCGATCTTCTCGGGGCTCTTGTTCTTCAAGGGTTTTATATTGTCGTTGGCATCGCGGTAGACGACGACATTGGACATCTGCCACCGCAGCACGGGGTTGTCGAAGTGTTCGTACTCTCCGAGCCGCACAAGCCGTTCGAAATCCTTTGTCGGGGGCGATATGTTGGCTATCGACTGCTGGAAACCGTCCATCGGAAGCCCGTCGGCCAGCAGGTCGATGACCAGTTGCGACGAGTTCCATCGGTCGTACCCGATCTTGACGATGTTGTATTGCCCCGCAATCCTGTTTATATCGGCTCGGATCGCGTCGTAGTCGGTGACATTACCCGGCGTGACGGCGATATATCCCTGTCGCTGCCAAACCTCGATATTGATATTCTCGCGCAACATCTCCTGCCGGCTGCGGTACTTTTCCTCGGGAATCCAAAACCAGACAAGCACCTGCGTCCTGCCGCCCTCGTGGAATTCCAGCGCAAACGACGAATAATCGTTGACGGCCCCCAGGTCGAGGCCGCCGTAACAGGTGCAACCGGCCAGCGTCGCCGGGTCGGTCGTGGTTTTGCAGGCGCGCCAAACCTCGTCGTTGATCCACGTGTCCGCGGCCTGCACCCACATATTGAAGTTCTTCGTCAGGATGTTCGTTTCCTGCTCGGGTTTCGTACGGATGTTGTTATACTGTTCGACCAGGTATTCGGGAATCACGGAGGCTCCGTAGCACGGATTGGACTTATACCACATACCCGGATCGGCCAGCTCCTCGCGCTTGTCCTGCGTGTAGATCATGACGAACAGCGTGTCGTCCTCGATGATTCCGGACAGCAATTTCAACGCACTCGTGCGGTAGGTGTAACATGCAGACGCAAGGTTGAAACCTGCGGTCGTGATAATGCACATCAGCGGTTGCCGGCGCGCACCCATGGACGACTTCATGACCGCGTACACCTCGTCGGTTCGGTGGGCATGGAACTCGTCAAGGATCGTGCAGGAGGCATTTTTACCGTCGAGCGTCTTGGCATCGGACGACAGCGGTTTGAATACCGACCCGTTGTTTTCGTAAACGATCGAACCGCCGGCAGAACGGAACACTTTCGCCCGCTTCGAAAGCGTACATTTTTCGACCATCTGCTGCGCCGCACCGAAACATTCGCGTGCCTGGTCGCGCGTCGTTGCGCACGAGTAGACCTCGGCCCCGGCCTCACCGTCGGCGAAAAGCATATACAACCCGATCCCCGCCAGCAACGTCGTTTTGCCGTTCTTGCGGGCAACCTCCAAATAGAACTCCTTGAAGCGACGGTAGCCGTTCGCCGAGCGGCGAAAGCCGAACACGTTCCAGAGCACGAACTGCTGCCACGGCTCCAGCGTGATCGGCCGACCGGCCCACTCGCCTTTGATATGCCTCAACGACTGGATGAAGTTGATACAGCGTTCCGCTGCACGCGCATCGAAATACCATCCCTTTTCCACAGCCTGATCCAAATCCCTGTAATAGCGCTCTACCGCTTGCCGTATATACTTGCACGCAACGACACGGCCGGACAGGACGTCGGCGGCATATTGTTCGGCCGGATGTATCTTCTTCACTCTTGTCATTTGAAAAACTCTGCAAACTGATCTTCCTCCTTCTTCGGTTCCTCTTTCCTGCCGCCCGCGGCCGCGTCGAAACTCCGACGGGAAACGGGCGACAACCCGAACTGCGCCCCGATCTTGTTGACCGTATCCAACGAATCCTTGAACATTTTGGCAGCCGGATGCAGCGTGCGCGTCACGCCCTTGTCGGTGTGCGTCGTAACAAAATACCCATACTCCGCTATATCATCGTTTGCCGCGATCAGGTTGGCATAGGCCGCCGCATACGCAGCCAACAGGGGCAGGTCGAGTTTCGTCAGCACGCGCCACGTGATAAGCATTTTTGCCGTATCGCCATATATCCTGCGGGCCTTGTCCGTGAGCCACGGCGGCGCTGTGGTCTTGGTGATCGGCTTGCATACCCCGGTGGTCGGCGTCGAGGCTTCCTGCATCCGGCATTTTTTCAACGTTCCCTGCAAGGATTTTTTTGCATCGGGGATCGGTTTCCTTCCCATAATTTCACTCAAAAAGTTTTCAGATTTTGGACGTGTGTGCAGAAGATTGTGGGGGCGGTTGTGTCGCGGCCACCCTGTCGTGATTCCGACCCCCTACCCTTCCGCACTATGTTTCAATATTTTATCGCATTAACTCATAGTTTTTGCTCGTGAAGGTTTGTGTCAATTTATGACACAATACAGTATCATATATATCACGGAAGTAATTATATATACACACCGCACCGCCCGACGCGCTGGAACTGTTTTATCGCTTTTTCCACCAGTTTCGACGGCGAGTTGCGAAGCAGCATTCGGGCGTGTACTTCCTGCGCATAAATACGTGTCGTGTTCGTCGTCGTGTGGCCGAGCATATCGCGTACGGTCTCAAGGTCGGCCCCGGCCTCAACCATCATCGAAGCGCATGTGTGGCGTAACGAATGCGCCGTTATATCGGGCCGGTTGATCCCTATTGCCGCCAGTCGTTCGTGCACGATCTGGCTGATCGAGGTGCGCAACAACCGCTGCGGCACCTTTCGGTTCTCGCCGACGAACAACGCTTCGCCCGGCTTCAAATCCCGATCTGCGATATAATCCGTGAACAATTCGACGATGCTGTCCGGCAAAGCCATCGCTTCGACCTTCTCATGTCGTCCCTTACGCTGAATATACAGGATCGGGATGCCATCTTCCGTGCGGTCGAAATCTTCTATGTTGATCCGCTCGACCTCGCAGGTACGAAGCGCCAACAGCAACATCAGTGCGATCATCAGTTTGTCGCGTTTGCCCTTCCTGGTCGTCACGTCGATAGAATCCAACAGGCGTGCAGCATCGGCAGCAATAAGCCGTCCCTTGCGATGCCCTTTGTAACGCACAGAGGAACGTATACCATCGCCGATGCTGTCATAGTACCCGCGCTGCTTGCAGTATTTATAGAACAACCGCACCGCCGTCACGTAGCTGTCGACAGTCAGCGCCGTTTTCCCCTGTGCTTCCAAATCCTGTTTGTAGCTGAGCAGATCGACGCGGCGCGGCATCCGAGGATCGCACCCTCGGCCATGCAGCCAGCGGAACCATAACTGTACCTTCGCACCATAGCTTCTGCGGGTCGTAGCCATTACATCTATGTTCGCCAACCATTCGGCGATGACCTGGTTAATCGTTGCACTTGTTTTCATTGTCTTGATTTGTGAGCCTCGATACCGCTCTTCCGGTTATGGCATTTGTCGCAAAGGCTTTGCAGGTTGTCCATATCCATAGCTGCGCCCCCTTCGTTAATCGGTACAATATGGTCGACCACCGTGGCCGGGGTAACAAGACCGCGCCGTTTGCACTCCTCGCAAAGCGGATCCGCGTCGAGTTTTTGAAGCCGGCGCCGCCGCCATCGGGTCGACCGATAGAATTCACCGTTATCGTGCAGACGTCGGCCTTGTGTGATCCTCGGCGGAAGATAGCCGCGCCGGGTCGGCTTGGGGATGGTTGGCATATCTATTTCTTCTCCGTTTTCTCCAGCTCTTCAAGGAGGGCATCGGCGTATGATACGGCATCGGCTGCCATAGCTTCGTATACTGTAATGTTACTGCTGGTGCTATGCGGGGATTTCCCCGCCAATTCTCTAATCATTGCCACCATAATCTTTTCGGATAGCTCGCGCCTCAAGCGCTCCCGGTCAACTGTTAAGTTTTCCTTAATAGTTGGATCTACCTTTTCGGTGGCTTCGTGGATGTGATTCCCGTACTCTCCCCGCGCCAGCTTCTCGGCATAGTCGTCGTCGCGCATCATCAGGTCTGCCTCATCCTCTCCACACGCCGTATATCTTCCATCACTACAACAAGAGTACATCCGTTCACATCCGTCATAATCAGCCAGATAAATAATGCGATTATTGAGACACGGAGTTATGTCTTTCTTGTCGTAACATATAATACGCGCGTTTTCTCCGCTTCGTATACACACCGCCGCACCTGCTTTGGCGGCCTTTAAGTCAAAATCTTTCATATTTATTTCAGTTTTTCGAGATTTTGCGAGAATCTCGCTATTTTTTCAAAACGGAGCGTCGCAATCTTTGCACGCCCCTCTGTATCTGAATACTTCATAGAGGCGTCCAAATAGCCATACCTCCAAATATCTATGGCCTGCGGTGTGCTCGTGACACCAGCATTTCCCCAAGCGTATCTTAAATATATTCATACTCATTGCTATTTTACAAGTTCGAATTCGTAAGCCACCACCCACGGGTTCCGATCCCATGTTCCACGGCCGGACACCTTGTCGATAAGCGCAGCGAAGGCTTGTCTGGGTGTATTGAATGTTTCCTCGTACTCATGCCCCGGCAAAGCAAATAATTCGTATGGACGTCCTCCGGTCTTAAAGTAGGTCACATCCACCACCCCTTCTTTCATACAGTCCTCGTCCGGAATATCCTGCAAGCGCTCGCAACGGATTCTGATGATGCGGATTTGGTGAGGCATCAATTCGGCACGGACGAACATCTTGTTTCGCCAGCCCGGGCACGTGGAAATAATCTGATAGCCATCAATGTCGGGGCGGGATATGTAATGTTGCGGGTTTGCGCCGATCTGCTCATAGCTCTGCGCCACGGCCACGACCTCGCCGACTTTGTAGCGGCATTTGTCTTTGAAAAAGTCGCATTCATGGTAGTATTCCCGCGAAACACTTGTGCCACCACGCGCAATACCACCTATTACCGAATTACAAAAGTCATCGTAATCCGTCCATATTTCCCACAACCTATCGCTAACCAGCCTCCTCGTCATGGTCTGTCGCCCCTCGATGACCGCATCCGTCAGTCCGTAGCGGTCGTTAAACATTATCTTCTGCATGGTTATTCTTGTTTTAGGTTGTTTACTCTGTCGATCTTGGCGGCGATCTCAATTCCGAAGAGGTGAACCGACAATTTATAGCTACTTGGTCTGAACCAAAATTTACTCAGGCCGAGCAGTATAAAATGACCGCAGCCCGGATTCCGCCATCTGTTTACGACATATATTCGCATTTTCATTTTCTCCTCCGTTTTAGCTCCGCAACCCGGCGAAGAATGTAATCCCTCTTTTTCGCCTGGATGCGCCTGCGTGTTTTGTTATAGCTCCATCCAACATATTCTGCATATGCCTGTAATTCCTCGCAGGGGCATTCTGTGAGCGTCTCCTTCCTCAGTCGGCGCAGTAGTTTGGTTTTCATTTCTTGGTTAGTTTTCGGATAAACCTCTTTCTCTGATATTCATAATCTGGCTCGCCGCCGTTGATCCACATGTCATCAAATGCCTCCACTGCTTTCCGTCGCATCCGCTCCTCGGCCTCCTGCTCGGCAAGCTCGATAGCCCGTTTTGCCTCTATTAGCTTAATATCGCATTCTCCCGGACAATCGGGATACATCATCGCTATCGGTGTTACCACTTTCAACAAATATTGTTTTGCTTTTTCGCTTTTCATGGTTAGGATGTTTTAGTGTAACGCCCACGTCTTGTGCATTGCAGCGATCAGGTCTATATACCCTTTGTATTCCTCCATCTGCTCGGTACTATAGCCTTCGGCCTCGCCAATTTTTCGGAAATGCTTCTGCCATTCGGAAATGGTGTAGCGTTTGCATCCTATTTGAATAACATCCTCACCCCAATAGGATACTGTATGACGAGATGCGCTTATAAATAGCGATTTCGGAACATCGCACCCGTCGCCCAGTTTGCACCAGTTGCCCAGTTCGCACAAGTTGCCCAGTTTGCACCTGTTGCCCAGTTTGCACCTGTTGCCCAGTTCGCACAAGTCGCCCAGTTTGCACTCGTAGCCCAGTTCGCACAAGTCGCCCAGTTTGCACTCGTAGCCCAGTTTGCACAAGTTGCCCAGTTCGCACCCGTTGCCCAGTTCGCACCTGTTGCCCAGTTCGCACCCGTTGCCCAGTTCGCACCAGTTGCCCAGTTCGCACAAGTTGCCCAGTTTGCACCTGTTGCCCAGTTTGCACCCGTTGCCCAGTTCGCACAAGTTGCCCAGTTTGCACTCGTAGCCCAGTTCGCACCCGTTGCCCAGTTCGCACCTGTTGCCCAGTTCGCACCCGTTGCCCAGTTCGCACAAGTCGCCCAGTTTGCACTCGTAGCCCAGTTCGCACAAGTTGCCCAGTTCGCACCCGTTGCCCAGTTCGCACCCGTTGCCCAGTTTGATATTGCGCGCCTCAAATTCGGCGGCTAATTCAGAAAGTTCGTTGTACTGAAAGGGTGTCCAGCCTTTGCCTGAAACCCAGAGATAAAGTGTTTTCATGGTTGGTTATCTTTTGTGTTTTACTTTCCGATTTGGTATGCAGGAAATCCAGCCCCAGAACGGTATGCGCCGCTTCAAGTAGTCCGGATCATCCTCATGGTTGTACGCCTCGGTCTCGAAGCAGGTGTAGTAGTACGCGCCCGGATAGGGAGGGATAATCACCTCGACCAGCCACGATATGCCGTAGCAAATCCATCCGGCGAATAGAATGCCGACCACCGTAAGCGCCCAGCCCCACCAGGCGAACGAGTAGTTGATGGCGACAGGTAAGAGGATTGCCGCAAACAACACGGACAACTCAATCTGCTGGCAGCAATGAATCCCCTCGTGGCGGCGCGTAGTCTCGTCCATGCTCCACGCCATCGGCTTCCGGGTAAAAGACCACAAAAGCCATGTTACCCAGCTGAATCCCTTGAACGGGATCAACTTGTTGTGAACTTCGATAGGTAGTTTCATAGGTTCAAACCATATCCGTTAGACACTATCCACTCAATACGGTTGCACAGAAGTTCTATCAGGTTATCGCCCATTTCATCTCCAATATTATCGGCTTCTAATGGGGTAAGTACGGGGGTGTAACAGAATCTCCATCCACCGCCAACCACTGCTTTCAGTGTCAGTTCGTAAGTGTTGTGGGCGTCCTGAATCACATTCGGAAGCACCTTTTTCAGCAGGTCGGCGACCGTGAAGGCCTTAAATATAACATTTTGGTATTGGGGAGATACCCTGTCTTTGGAGTACAGATCATACTCACCCGTTAGTTTCATCTCAAACCCTTTCCCAGTATATTCAGCTACCGGCCACCATACCATACTCGCCTTCTCTGCGGGCACACCCAGCTCGATCAGCCGCTTCGACTGCTCGATGCTCGTTACTTGGTCTGTCATAATTTGTAGTTTTTGAATTCAACACTCTTTAAAATTGCCTTGTGGTTACACCAACGCGCCAGCCGTTTTTGCTCTTTCGTCGGCTCAATGTTATTATCGAAATCCCGGTAAGGCTGGGCAAACGGGCAGACTTTCAATTTACGCAGGGCGTTGATCCGCTCCAATGATTCATCGACATCTTGTATCAGGCAGTAGACGAAAATGCGATATGGCTTGATACCTCGGCGTCCCAACTCTTTGACACACTTTGTAACCGCCTCCAGTTGGGACATCCGGTCGCAGGCGAACCGAATATGCTGAATCCACTTCACCCGCGCCAGCAGGTCGAGGATGTAGGGATCATCGCACGCCCTCCGGGCATCCAGCCCTTGGTTGAAATCAACCGCGATGCCCATGCGGATTATTTCCTCGATCTGTTCCAGCCCAAAGTCCGATGCCAGCACGTTGTTATCGAGCAATACAGCCCGGCGCTTGTCGCCGATAAACTCCCGTAGCGGAGACGCGGGCCGGATGGCTCCTTCTTTGTGCGGAACAATGCACCACGGGCAGCGGTTCGGACAGCCGCGGGTAAGGAATCCGTAGGCTTCATTTACTCCGTACAGCGAATAATCCGGGCAAATATGCTCGATCTCACCGGGCAATACCGTCGTATAGTCCCGGAATCCCGTCCCGCCCCGGATCACCTCGCAATGGTAGATGTCCGGACAATCGGGCGTGAAAGTGAAAACCTTCGACATGTAAACCCGGTCGTAGCGACCGAACATCGGGTCGGCGAACTCCACCGAATCACCCTGCGATTTATGCCACGCTGACAGCTTCATCAGTGCGAGGTTCGGGAAGTTGTGACCGTCTATGTCAACCAAACCTATTCGCATAATCCGTAATAATTCATGCAGCTGTCTTTCCCACCCGAAAAGGTTACTATGACTTTCATTTTATCGTTCGTTAAAGGTTAACTGAGGAGACTGGCGTCGCGGGGCGTCATTATAGCAGCTTGCGACGCTATCGTAATCGGCTATCCGAATGTACGTGTCCCGCGCGGTGTCGCCGCGAAGAATTATTCCATCGGCCACGAGTTTGTCCACGATCCGCTTGAAGCCTTCGGGCGTCAGAACCTGCGAAACGTGAAGGTAGATTCTGTCGCCGATCAGCAGCGCATGGTCGGGCTCTATCCGGGCTGCACGTTTGCGTGTCTGGATGTCGTAGACAACACGCAAAACCATTTGTCTCGGCGTGGGTTGTTTCGTACGCTTGAACATAGCTATTCTCGTTTGTCCTTTCGGCCGTTTATCTCCCAATCCTGACGCAGCCATATCCTCAGCGTCCGGTGGACGGAGGCAACTGTTTTTTCGATGCCTTTCTTGTTGGCCATAGCCTCCACCGTACGCATCAAATCGCCGGGCTTATAGTGCCCGACCAAATCGCGGGATTGCCACGTTATCAGGGGCGCGTCTATCTTCATCTGCAAGTCGGGGTAATACATCCATACCATGACGAGGAACTGGTATTCCTTCCCGAGGGACTTCCACACCTCCGACGATTTGTCCCAGCATCCGGCCCGCCACAGCTCGCGGTGGATGCGCCGGGCATCCTCGCGCGTATCCGCACGTGCGCACGCGATTTTAAAGTCACTTACCAACTGTGATATAGTGCTTTCTCTATCCTGTATCTCCCCTGTATTACTATACTTTATTTCTGATAGCGTTTCATCCGGTGTTTCACAGGCTGTTTCAAAAGGTGTTGCATCGGTTGTTTCATTTGTCACGCCATCCAAATCCCATTTACTATAATCACAAATAGTTATGAGCGTCCTGCCTGTTTCGACAGCCGTTTCAATCTGTATTCGGATGTTGTTTCGGTTGTTGTTTCTCAGCGACTGCAAATACCGGTACACCGTCGCGACACTCCACCCCCACCGGTCGGCCAGGAAACGCATCGTCGTAAGCAGTTGGCCGCGTTGCAACACCACGTCCCGTGTCGCACAGTGAACCACCCGCCCGTCGACATAGGCCGCCATCTGCAGCAGGTCGACCTGCGCCTCGATCTTGCCGAAAACGCGGCGTTCTTTCCACTCGTCCGAATTGAACAAGTCGCGCGGTATTTTCAGGTATCCGGCCATATTATCTATCCCCTACAACTACATGAAGGCACGTATACCCCGCTGTTTTCCACGCCACGGCCATAGCCTCGCTATCGTCCAGGACGAAGGATACGGCGTTGCGTTCCTCGGGCGTCGTTTCGGCCGTGAAGGTGTCGATCTTCGATACCACATCCGGGCGCTCGTCCGCAGGCGCACGCATAATCAGCGTGTAGTCCTGCGGAGACATCCCCAAGTGCCGGTGCAGCCACAGTTGCGTCTGCTGACGCGCGCACTCGCTCCGCGAGGTGCAGAATAAGATCGAATAGGTTTTCGTAAGCTCCCGCACCAAGTCGCAGACTTCCGGGATCGGATCGTCGTCGAACTTGTCGGCGTAAAACCGCGCCCAATCCTTCGGTTCCCCGGCAATGTATTTTCGGCGTTCGCCGACGACGGACAGGGTGCCGTCAATATCAACCACAACAATATTCCTCATGATATAAAGTGTTATTTCATCCATCCAAAAGGGTTTGGCATACAATCGAGTTTGCGCCGCGCCTCGCGGGCGATCTGTTTCCTCCGCAGTCCGAGGCGCCACACCTTGCTTTTCACAGCCCGGACATTACGTCCCAGTTCCCCGGCGATCTCCTCGGGCGGCCGTCCCGCCGCATATAATTCTGACAACTTGCGCACGTCCGCCGGGCGCCATCGCTTGTGGTATATTTCGTCCATAGTAATTTCATCGAAAAAAAAGCGATCGCGGGCCTCACGGCAGGCCATCGCCCCGGCATAATGCCATTAGCAAAATCACAATCCCATTTAGCAAAGGGTTTATTTTCGGCGGCGCCCGTACAGGTTTCCCGTCGTCGCCGCAACCATGTCCTTGTCTCTCAAATAATGTTCGTTCAATTCGTTACGGGAAAAATACAATAACTTGCCCTGCTTGTGGAACGGCACCTGACGCCGCTCCACCCGTTTCGACAAGGCGTCGGTCGTCGTTCCGAGGTATTCCGCGGCCCGTTCGATATTCATAATCTCGTCGGCCGGCTTCATCATGCGCACCACACGTTCGGCGATCATGTCTATTTCGGTCAATGTCAGCATATCATTCCTCGATTATGTATTCATATTCATTCCGCCGTCCGCGGCGCACCCGGCGCGTCGCGCGTTCGTAATCGCCGCCGCAGAAAGTGTAGGTGCAGAATAGCAACAACAGGCACGTAGCGCCGATGCGGCGTCCGACCTCTCGAAGGTCGATATTGAAATTTTCGCAAAACCACCATGCAACCAGTGCATTCACCGACCGCCGGCCGATCTTTTCGTAGATATTTTGCGTATGCCGGATGACCGTATTATAGGATATGCACAGCCTGTCGGCGATCTCCTTTCCGATCAGCCCGTCCACGTACGCCCGGGCGACCCGGGCCTCGGCCTTCGATAAAATCGCATCGGTTTTCATGACTATTCACCCCACGGGTCAGTTACTCCGTAGGCCGCGAATGCAGCCTCCACACACCGTACGTCGTCGACCGAATAGCCGACTTTTCCGTCGCGCCGGTTCGCATACGCCTGGCGGCTCGTGATACCCAGCGCGGCCATAATAGAAGCCCTGATCGCCGGGACGTCGCCATATTTGGCTTCTCGCAGCCCCTTTTTGAATGATAGAGTTGTAGGGATTTCCATTTCCAATTTGCGCTTTCGTAGATTTTTTTATATATATTTGCTATTTACATTGCGTTAATTACGTCGTACCTTTGCGGTATATCTTAATTAACACAATGCAAATATAAATCATATTTAACCAAACAGCAAGAAAAACGATTAATATTTTAATCAAAAAATATTCATCAATGAATGAACGAACTGATTTTGAATATTTTATAAGCAAAAATAGATTAAAGAAAAAGGATATTGCCGAGTATTTGGGCGTATCCTCAGCTTTTATCACGGCTTTATGTGCTGGAACAAGGCCCGTCCCCAGCGACAAGTTTGATTTAATTAAATCAAACACCTTGTGGGACACTACAATGTTTTCAGAGGAAAAAACTGGAGAATCAACCGCAGATAAATCCATCGTTGAACACAATAACATTCGTTACTGGGTTGATGTCGATGCGACAGCCGGCGGTGTGCAGCAATTCGACGATATGGTGACGGATAAATATATCAGTTTGTCGATTCCTGAATTCCGCGACTGTACCGATGCCGTGAACTTGTACGGCGATTCTATGGTTCCGCTTTACAAGAGCGGTCAGATCATCATTTTGAAAGAGTGGCGGGAGAGTTTCATTGACTTCGGCAACGTGTACCTTGTAGTAACGAAGAGCGGTAACAGGATGGTCAAATACCTGCGCAAAGGTTCCGACCCCGCCCGCATACTATGCGTGTCCGAAAACAAAGAATTCGACCCGTTCGAAATAGAAAAGACCGACATTCTGCGCCTCTACCTCGTGAAGGGCGGAATATCTAAAAATACATTATAACCCGATCCTGCCATCCTAATTCTATTTTCTATGCGTTCAGATTATTATTTTGACGAGTTTTGCGCAATCGACTTTGAAACTGCGACAAAAAAGCGTAATTCCGCTTGTTCAATGGCTATTGTGCATGTTAAAAATGGGGAAATAATTGATAGGTTTAGTTTTATATGTCAGCCCCCAGACAACCAATATGACAGACAGAATATTGCCATACACAGAATATTTCCAAGCCAAACAGAGAATGAGCCGACCCTTGTAGCGTATCACAAACAAATTTACGATATGTTGAATAACAACAACGTGGTGGCACATAATGTTTCTTTCGACCGATCCGTATTATATAATTCCCTTGAAGTATATGGGCTGCCAATACCGCAGGTAAATAAATGGCATTGCACCTACAACCTCACCGGCTTGCCCCTTGATGTGTGTTGCGCAGACTACGGCATAGAGCTTACGAATCATCATGAGGTGCTTGCGGATGCAACGGCATGTGCTCAGCTATACATCAAACTAACCGAATTAGCCAGAAAAACGCCCGCTGAAAGAAAAAAAGAGAGGGAGGAACAACTAAAAGCTGAAATAAACAATATGGTTGCGGGAGTAGAAATCCCGGTTTGTTCGTTTTTCGCTGGCAAAAATATTGTTGCAACAGGGGTATTTCATAATTTTATTGAAAGGGAACTACTCCGGACTATTTTAGAAAAATGCGGAGCCAATATACGAGCAGCAATTAACAAAAAGACCGACTATGTGGTATGCGGGGAAATGCCGGGCCCACAGAAAATGGAAAAGGTTGCCGAATTAAACAACAGCGGCGCTGCCCACATCGAAGTGTTGACAGAAGATCAATTAATAGACATATTTGAACAGGAGCATATTGAGTATAAATTTGAAAAACCGTCAGTTTAA